GTTGTTGGTGCATATAATGTAGGAGTACAAAATCAGTAAGATAAAGTCTAATGATGGAGGGCATACGCCCTTTGGAGTTAACCTCGACCCTAAAAAGGACTTGGTTCATAATACAAATGAGGATGGGTCTGCTGTTGCTTACTATAAAGGTTCAAAGATGCAATACGACGACTATATTAGTGAATTAGAATTACGTGTAAATAAAAATTCTAATGGAAAAGATTTTGCTTCACGTTCAATCGGATTATTTGGTGGCTTTGGCAAAGGAACATTAAATAAAAATACTTAAATCTTGCCGAAGGTTCAATTTATTGAACAGTTGAGGGAGATAAAATATGTGAGGTAAAAAATGGCATTAACAAGTGCAACAACCACAGTAACAGCATCGCCTACCATTGGTGGTGGTGTTGGCAAGGTACTGGGCGATGCAGTTATCGCTTTTAATAAAGTCAATGTAGTAGCTCCTTTAATACTTTCAAAGATTGGTGTTGTAGGTGCAAAAACAGTAGAATTTGCAGATTGGCTGGTAGCTTCTTATGCAGATGTTACAGCAGCAACGGAAGCATCTAATACGACTGCTCAAGCATTAACCACAACAGCAAGGACAGTAACATTGTCAGAGCATACGATACAGGTGGATATATCAGACTTGGCAGAACAAAGCTATGGTGCTGGTGGAACACTTGGTGCAAATGCAGGTGCTGTAATTGGTAATGCAATAGCAGCTCGTTTAGATAATGACTTGGTTCAGTTGTTTGCGCCTGGCTCATTAACTAATGATGTGGCTGGTGCTACAGTAACACTAACAGCATCTCATATTTTTGAATGTTTGCGTTTACTGCATGATAACCAAGCTCCTGCTCCGTTGAATTTAGTTCTTGGAACTCAGCAAACATGGGGTGCGAAAGGATTACGATTAATCATAACAGGTGCTGCAGCTACTCCGACCACAACTTCTCTATTTGGTACTGCAGATGCAGGTGTATCTCTTGCAAATACTGGATTTGTTACTAAATTTGCTGGATTTGATGTTTATTCAACTCCTGAAATTATTGAAGATGGTAGTAATGATGAAGCTGGATGTGCATTTAGTCGTGGTGCTTTTGGTTTTGCTACTGGTGCTAAAGGTATAATCTCTATTGAAACACAGAGAGATGCCTCTGCTCGTGTAACCGAGTATGTCGGTACTGGTGTTTGGGGTGAAACTATGGTAAAAGATTTATATGCTGTGAGTCTTACATCAGATGTATCATAAATAACAATCAGGTATGAGGGTAGGGAATCGAGGCTCTGCCCTCATATCAAATTAGGAGATTATTGATGGCTGATATTTATTATAAAAAACCAAATGGTGAAATATTCAAATATATGCAGGGTAAAATGGTAAAGGCATCTTGTGACAAGAAGTTTGTATTATGTAATGCAGATGGCAAAGAGATTAAAGAAGTAATTAAAAAATCCAAAAAGAAAAAAGGGGCTAAATAATGGGTTCTATTTTATATTCAGACACTAAACATAAATTATTAGGCCAAAATGGTTGTGCTTATTTTACAACACATGATGCAGCAGTTCAATATGATGGTATTGTATATGTCGCAATCTATTTTATTGAAAATTCAGCGTTTGAGGTAGGTGTAACAGGATTAGTGCCTGAGACCAATTATAAATATCTAAGTAGTAATGCTACATCTTCACTTATTGCAGAAAATAGTTTATCGGTAGATGGAGTTACATGGCCTGCAGGGATGTGGATATATGGAAGATGGACAGGTTTTGAATTGGCTTCAGGTTCCTGTGTTGCTTATGTAGATGAAGGATTCCGTGAGTAATGAATAAATGATTCCTGACTTCAAGGCTCTCATAGAACGCATTGGCGTTAATGAAGGCTTCCGAAGTAAACCATATCAATGTAGCGAAGGTGTTTGGACGATAGGCCACGGACTGACATGGATTACTGAAGAAGAATCATCCAGTATCCTTACTGGTAGGATATCACAACTCCACTTAAAATTACTTGACGATTTGGATTGGTATAAAGATATGCCACCTGAAGTAAAGGGTGTGGTGATCGAAATGGTCTATCAAATTGGTTATTCAGGATTCTGTAAGTTTAAGAAAGCAATAGCACACATGAAAGATAGCAACTGGAAGGGTGCCGCTGATGAGATGTTAGATAGTAAATGGCATCGCCAGACACCTGGAAGAAGTGAACAACTTGCTGATATAGTAAGAGAGCATGGATGAAAAGCAAGAATGGGCATTAATGGACGCAATCAACGAATATTGGCAAATAATTGTCGGTGTAATCACCTTGATAGTTATACTGAGCAAACTACACTTGGATGTAGAGATATTGAAGGATAAGGTGAAGAATCTTTTTGATCTTTTTAATAAGAAGGGGAAATAATGGTAGAATGGATGGTTTCAAATTGGGAATGGTTGCTAATTGCTTTTATGGTAGCCGAGAAGATTGTTAAGGCATCTAAGACCCAGGCAGATGATATACTATTAGATATAGTGTGGAAGAATATCAGGAGCCTTGTTAAAAAATGATTGTAGGCAAGATAGCTAAAGCTGTATTAAAGCTGATCTTACCAGATGTTGTTGAACATCTTATGAAGATATTTAAGATGGATCAGTTAGTAAACTACATGGAACTTCCAAACGAAGCTGATAAGGGTATATTGAAATTACAGAATGAAATGAATATGGTAAAGGATACACTTAAAGATATGTCTAAAGATATTCATCCTCCTGTTATTGATCTTAAAGAATGGGAAGATATTAAAAATGTCATTAAGAAGCTAAAAAATAAAAGGAAGTTTAAACTTGGCTAACGAAGTTCAACTCCAAGAAGGCCATCCTGTGGACGAGAATATTCGTCCTATAAAGGTAGGAGGTAAAACTACTGCCATAGAAACTGCACAGAGTGGTGATGGAGCTAAGATAACAGGTAATCTTGATGTCATAGGGCAAATAAGTGGTAATGGGATGTCTATTTCTGCGAGTGAAATTATAGATAATGCTATCACGTTAGCTGCCGATAATGATATTACGCTAACTGCTGGTGGGGAAATTATATTAGATGCTGGTGGGGATATTGTATTAGATGCCTATGGTCAACAAATATTTTTTAAAGATGGTGTGGGAGGAACAACACATGGTCACATTGATGTCGCTACGTCCTCAACATTAAAGATAAGAACAACAACTAATTATGATTTACTACTCCAATCTGCTGGGACTGGAGATATAACTCTTGATGCTGGTGAAAAAATAATTCTTGATTCTGCTACTGGCGAGTTTGAAATGCACGGAGGTGGAACTACTGCTAAGTTTGCAGATATGTATGCAGGGATGATACTTGGATATAGATCGGTTGGATTAAATGAGAGTCATGCCTCTAAGTCTTTAACAACATCATTCGTAGTGCCAACAGATGAATTTGGAGTTACATTCATTGTTCCTCCAAGTGGTAATGTAGAAATATCTATACAGGTTTGGTTTGGTGCTGGATCGTCAGGGCAATCCTTGGTTGGTTCTTTATCATCCGATAATAATACAGATGGATATACTCAATATGGAGGAAATCAGTACGATGAACTTATTTATCAAACACCAGCCAGAAACTTTTATGGCCCAGCTATACATTCTTGGGTTTTGACTGGACTAACAGCAGGTGATTCAAATACAATCTATGCAGCATTTAAAACTGGTGCAACAGGTGGGACTCCAAAATTATACTGGGGAGGTACACTCTCTGGAAGATACCCAGATTTTATTATGAAAGCAACAGCATTACCAGCAACTATAGCAACATAGGATAATATATGCCTTCATTTACAGGAAAAACATTTAGCAACTTTTACAAGAACATCCTTGCAATAAATGAAACCGCTAATACAGGCGTAGGTACAGTTACTCGTCTTGTCCAGGATGGTGATGGCAATAATTCTTCATTAGCTCTTTCTGACGATGTATTAAGTGTTCGACCACGAAACGATGATACTGTGGGAACTCTCTTGTGTAGAACGCAGGGAGGTTCCAATAT